TTGACTCTTTGTTAACTCTAGTAAACTAAAGTTCTTTGATAAAAGCATTACGCTTTACCTCTTTTCTTTTTCATAACTTTCTTTGCAGTTGTTGAGTTTCTAAGTTTTTTGAAGTCTGCTGCTGTTATCTTGTTTCTCGGCTCTGCAACTCTAGCTATCTTTTTTTGTTTTCTTGTTAATGCCATTATGCTTTCCTCTTCTTCTTTACTGTTTTCTTTTTACCTTTCAATAAATCTGCATCTGCTTTTCTTGCACCACCTTTTCCAGAGACAAAAGATTTAACTCTTCCCATTGCCCACTGATGTGCTGATACCTTTGGTCTACTCCCTGATGAATAGTATGCACCCAAACCTCTTTTATAAACCTTATCAAGAGTTCCTTTTGAGTATCTTGATGCACCTGAAATACCAGCATATCTTGACATTATCCCTTGCTCCTTCTCTTGCTTATGGCATCCATCATAGCCTTTGTAAGTTTGCCTTGTCTATATAGTTTGCGTGTACGCAGTATCTCTTTTTCTCTAGCAGTAGGATTCTTTGCACCTGATACATACTTCTTTGGTACACCTTTTTTAGTCTTTGGAACTTTTGCAAATTTTCTTCTCATCTTTTTTTTCTCTTTGCTTGTTGAAAATTCTTTGCAGTAGGTCTGCCTTTCTGTCCAGGCTTACGCATCTTCTCACCACTACCAGCCTTAATTCTTTTTCTTTTAGCGTGTATGTTTCTGTATAAACTCATGGCTTTTTCCTCAACATCTTTGCAGCTTGTCCTACTCCTTTTATACCAAAACTAGCAGATATTGCTATATATAACAAATACTGATACCAGTCTGGTAAAGTCTCAAGCACTACAAACCCTTGTTTTACATACTCTCTCATGCCTGGAATAAACACAAGTATAGCTGGTGCAAGTAACACAACCAATGCAAACTCATCTTTCCAACTATCATTTGTAGCATCAGCCATCTTGCCTTCCCATTCTACTTCACCAGCAGCTACCTTTTCTGCTACTGTTGCCCTAGCCTTGGCTTCTGCAACCTTTGCTTGTCCTTCTGCTTTTGTCTTTGCTATCTTGTTTTCAAACCAAGAACCAGCAAGATTAGCAATAGGTCCTATCAATGCCTGTATCATCAGTACACCCTCACTTTCTTTGTATCTACGTTTGGAACTACTTTACACATACACTCATAAATGATTTGTTTACCATCTGCACTATCATAAGTTTGATCGCCTAAATATCTTGAATAGTACAAGCAATCATTTACGTTACGAAAATGTAAAGTTGCACTAAGGCTACCTGATAGATAACAAGCCAACATAAATGAAGTCATATGATACCTTTCTTTTTAGCTATGATTGCAAGCACAGTTACTACACCAGCACATAAAGCTGTAATCATTATAAACAAAACTATTTTTAAAACTAGATCTTTAAATTCTTGTCGTTGTTTTTTGCGTTTTGCTTCAGCTTCTTTCCTAGCTTTTCTTGCTTCAGCACAGTATGCTTGATAGTCAGTCCACAGTCCTGCCCTGCCGTATAGTTGCATATACTCTCTAAGTTTTTCATTTTTAACACGGATTTGTTCTAGTGCCATAAACTCTTCAAGATCATTGTCAGTTCTTCCTAATAAATTAGTCCAGATACTATTACGTTTTTTGTGTAAATCTCTTTGAAGTTGCTCTTCAGCACCAACAAAACGACTAATCGCTGATCCTGCTGAAGCTATATCTCTACCATTTTCTAATGTTTGTTTGATGACTGCAAAAGCACTATTCGCTACCATTAGCATTTCAAGCACAATGTCACCTCACTTACTTAGCACCTTGTCTAGTTTATCCTCTAATCTATTAAGTGTTTCTACTATTCGATTAGATGTATGACGTAAATCTTCTTTAGATGCGTACTCTTCTCTGGTCTTATTTAAAAGTATTTGTAATCGTTTTACTTCTGCAAACATCTTATTAAATGCCCAAGCAAATGGCATGATGATTAGTGTAATAATTATGTTCCAAATAAAGGTAGCATCAAATGCCATTATGCGAGGTCTCCGTGAAATTGTATTGATATACCATTAACATCATTTTTTACCTGAGTGCTTGAATATTGTACTGCAAAACGTAAAGACCCAGCAGGTGCATGACCACTAGATCCAATAGATGAAACAACTTGACCATTATTATCTGAACCAGTGCCTGCTATACAACACCCTACAGCAGAATAATTTGCATTACCAAAATCATTATTTATAGTTATTGTATGGTCACCTGTACCATTATCCGTAACTGAAGACACATTAAAAGTGTCTCTTGATCCAAACGAATAAGCATTTAAATTTACCCAAGCCTTCGCCAACCCTTGTTGCAGATTAGTTGTTAGTCCTGTTGACCCACTGCTAGTTGTACCTGCTTCACCATGTATGTCTACAGAACCCTTGCCAATAATCTTTGCTATTTCTGCTGCTCTGGTCATGCTAAGTCTCCGTGTCCTGAGATACAAGTTCTATCAACATCCTCACCTGCACCTTGGTCATCTATAATTTGTATTCTAACTAAACTTGCAGTTGGTGTAGTTACGTTGTCATTAAATCTTGGAAGAGTGCTTCTTGATGCACCTTGTCTTCCTCCCATACCTGTAAAACAATAATTTGCATTACCAAAATTATTTGAGAAATTAAAAGTAGTATCTCCTGTATTGTTATCTGTTATAGAACTCATATTAAAACTGTCTTTTAATTCTGTTGTTCCTGTTGTGTCATAATTTGCCCATGCTTTTGCACTACCCTCTGCAACAGTAGACATAGCTACGCTATTATTACTACTTGCATCTGTTAATGTGTTTACTCTTAATATACTAGCCATTATGCGAGGTCTCCCACAACTTTTGTAAGTACTTTTGTTGCATCAATTCTGCCACTTGTAGCGTTGAAGGCAGCAACATTTACTGATGTAGTTGTCATTCTTTCTGAATCGTCTTTTGCAACAGCAACACTAGCAGTGTTGGTGCTAGGTGTATTATGAGAACCTGATATAGAATATGAACTATTTCCAAATGCGTTTGTAAAATTATGATGAAAAGAACCTGTTTGAAAATCTGTTGCAGAACTGTTGTTAAAACTATCTGCAAAAGAACCTGTACTCATGTTTAGATGACCCCAAGCTTTTGCCAACCCTTGTTGCAAATTAGTTGTTGTACTATTACCTTCACCTGTAACATCAATAGAACCTGCTGTGGTTACACCTGTAAATTTATCTACTTTAAGTTCACTAGCCATTATGCGAGGTCTCCAGTAATTTGTGTAGTGCCTAAATCAACATCATGAGCATTAGAAGTATTGTAACCCAAAGTTCTAACATGACTTGTTGTTATATTAGCATCTAAGTGATTGTTGTAGGCAAAAAAATCTACGCTTCCTGCTGAAACACCAAATGTTACAGAGTAATCATTATTATTAAAATTATTTGTAAAATTTTGGTCAAAATCACCTGTGCCATTGTCATCAATGCTTGAGGTATTAAAACTATCTTGAATAGTATTAGGTACTAATTTCATCCAAGCCTTTGTCAAACCTTGCACAGTATTCTGTGTCACTGCACCACCATCAGACACATAAGTAGATGTATTACCTATCTTAACATTCGTGCCACCTGACCCTGCTTTATCTACAATGGTGTCTACATTTAATTGTGAACTCATACGATACTCCAATGTCCATTAACAGTAACAGTTGCGTTCTGCGTTATAGGACCTGCTGATAATCCGTTGGTTGTTGAACTGATTGTTATGTCTGCACTTATGGTCTGTCCATTTGTTCTGGCACAAGCAAGATACCATTCTGATACACATCCATATACAAGCTATCTGTGTAGGTAAGTGTCAATGAGTTAGCATCAGAACCACTAAAGCTAGTCTGCCCTGCTGTGGCTTGATATTGGAATCTGTTTCTTACACCATTGGAAGGTGATTTACCTATGTAAGCCATTATGCGAGGTCTCCTGCTGTCATTAACATTATTGGGTCTACATCTCTAGAACTACCAGCATCTGTAAAGGAAAATGTGCGAACTGCCGATGCACTTGTACCACTTTTGCTTATAGCATTAAATCCACCATTACCACCTCCCATATCTGATTCAACGCTAACTGAATAATTTGCATTATCCATTGCATTTGTAAAGGTTGATGTGTAATCACCTGTGCCATTATCCGTTATAGAGCCAAAATTAAAAGAATCATTAAAAGCAACTGTACTTGCATCTCCATCTGCTCTGTGCCATGCCTTTAGCAACCCTTGTTGCAAGTTAGTCGTAGCTGTGCCTTCCCCTGCAATAGCAGAAGCAAGTCCTATGCCTTCATTTATAACTCTAGTTAGAGCCATGCGTTACTCCTATGCGTATGGACTATCACCTAATACACTTGTATCCCAAGCTGCTTTCAATGCACTGATTGATTTTGCACTTGTAATTGCACTTGCAGCAGGTGCATCTCTCAATGCTTTTTTCTTTGCTGCACTTGCAGATTGAGCAGAACTGTCACCATCTTCTAATGCTTTCATATAAACTACATCTTCTTCAGCTAATAACGGAGTTCTAACTTCTCTAATTTTATCTTGAAAAATCTTTTTAGATTCAGCTAAATCTTCGGTAATAGTCTTACCTGATAGTGTCCAAGCATTTCTAAAGTGTCTATCTGATGGTACTGTTGCATCTGATGCTGCAATAGTATTACCATCTTTATCTACTATATTTGTTGTTGTCATTTAAGCTACCTCTTCTTTCTGTGTGGTTAGTTCTTCATTAATTTTCCAAGCATTTCGCCACACTCTCGTGCTTGGTAACTGTGACTTAGTACAAATGACCATACGTGGCTTGTTGGCTTTGTCGTAGTTTCGCCATACGTGCTGTGGTATGTCTTTCATAATAAGGTATTCTATTGCTCTTTCTTCTGTCATTGCTTCAATAGGTTTTGTGTTGTGTAACAAGTAACCTCTTGTGTGCTTTACAAAGTCAGGCTTGTCTTCATCTTTCTTTAGTTCCCAATATACCTCAACTGGTGGTAATATGCCACCTTGCAATGCACAAGCCATCCAATTAGGGTCAGGATGTGTAATCTTTGCAGGTTCATCAGGTGTCTCTGGCTCTAACTTTTCTTTTGCCCAACACAATCTATCCCAAAGATGTGTGCCTTGAAATTCTGGTGTTTCTATTGTCATGTTAAATCTCCGTGTCCTGTACAACTTATATCAAGAACGTCTTCGGCTGAACTAGATGTAGTCAAACTTCGTACTTGAATACCCCCTGCACCTTTTGTGGAAGTTAAATAGTCTATCAGTGCTGTTGCAGATGGTTTTTGAAAGGCATGAGTATGACTATAGTTGCCATTACTAAAATTATTAGTAAAACTCAAAGTATATGCACCTGTTCCATCATCTGTAACAGAGCCATTGTTAAATGAGTCATTTATAGCGACTGTGCCTTGACCATTGAAGCAAATCCACTGTTTAGCACTACCACTAACAACAAAATCTGTATCTAAAGACCTAGCTGTACCACTTATCTGTCCACTTGTCTGTAATGTATCAAATGCTATTGTTCCGTTTGCCATTATGCGAGGTCTCCAGTAATTTGTGTAGTGCCTAAATCAACATCATGAGCATTAGAAGTATTGTAACCCAAAGTTCTAACATGACTTGTTGTTATATTAGCATCTAAGTGATTGTTGTAGGCAAAAAAATCTACACTTCC